CTTCTAGGCGTGAACCAAAATATCAGCGCCCAACTTTTGCCCGTTCGCTACCGGGTGACCCGTCCCGCTTTATGTGGAAGAACGCCGAAAAGACGATTGGTAGTGTTGAGCGTGAAATGAATGACACAATTAAAGCGGTCGTGTTTCGAGCCAATCAAGAATTGATGAAGGTGAAAATCTAATGGCAATCAACATTCCCATCATCACAAGCCTTGAAGACAAAGGCATCAAAGCCGCTCAAGCTGCTTTCAGTAATTTCAAAACTGCCGTCGGTGACGCTCAGGGTGGCATGGGCAAATTTAAGGCTGGCTCAAAAGTTGCTTTAGATGCTGTAGCCGCTAACGCCGCATCTTTTGCGGTTGCTGGCGGTATTGCTTTTGCTAAATTTGCTATGGAAGGTGTTCAGGCTTTCCAAAAGTTGGCGTTAGGTGCAGAAAAGTTTGCAACCTCAACGGGTTTAGCGATTGAGGACGCTTCTCGATTTATGGAAGTCGGCGCAGATATCGGAATTCCGATTGACGCTATTGAAGGTGCTATCGGTCGACTTAACAAAACGATTGGTGCAGACCCGGACAAAGTTCGCGACCTTGGTGTTGACCTTGTCTATTTGGCTGATGGTTCTTTAGACGTCAACGCGACGTTCTTAAACACTATTGAACGAATCAAAGGCATTAAAGACCCAGCGGAAAAAGCCAAGGTTGCGGCCCAACTGCTTGGCAAGGGCTGGCAGTCAATGTCAACCCTCATTGAGATGGGTGCCGACGATCTTTCTGTTGCTTTGGGCAACGTGTCGGATTCAAAAGTTATTGACCCAGCCGAACTCAAAAAAGCAAAAGAGTTTCGCGACACAATGGACAAACTCAAAGACACTGTTGAGGATTTGTCTCTTTCATTAGGCGAAGGTCTAATACCTCTTTTAGTTGATGTTGGGGAACTTGTTGACGGTATATCGTCTGTAGGTAAAGCATTAGAAAAAATACCGGGTGCATCTTGGGCAAGAGATCACTTTGGTTATTTCCCTGTCATTCAAACCCTAAAAGATTCTTACAACTTACTAGACGATGCTTTAGGCGGCGTAATTGGATGGTTTACAGATTCACCACCCAAAATAGAAGTCTTTGCTGCGGAAATGACTGCTGCTCGCGAGGACACGGACGATTTCAAAGCAGCCATAAAGCAAGCCCGATTAGATGCCATTCTGCCGTTTACTACTGCGGTGGACGGTATGAGCACTGCGTTAATGAATGCCGACAACGCTTGGAAAGTTTTAACAGACAACCTTGAACAAGAAGTTGCGTTAGACCAAGCCAAAATTAAACTTGCAGAACTTGAAGCCGCCGCCAAACTTGCGTTTGGTTCAGGTAGGCAAGCCGACATTGACGCCTATGAACAAAAAGCCCTTGACTTTGTTACGGCCTTAGCGGCGATCGCTGGCGGTATGAGTGACATTTCGTCCAAAGAAATTTTGATCCGTTTCAAAACTCAGGGTCCAGCAGCTGCTATCGAGTTGGCTCAATGGATCGCCCGAGGTGCCGAATATGGCGGTCTCAGCCCAGTGGACGCTCTTAACCTTGCCGGTATCTCTACCTTGCCCCCACGAGCCCTTGGTGGTCCAGTAATGGGCGGTAGTTCTTATCTTGTGGGCGAGCAGGGAGCAGAGATTTTTACCCCTTCCACGTCTGGAAACATCACACCAAACCACGCTTTAGGCGGCGGTGGCACCATCAACATCACGGTCACTTCAGCTGATCCGAATGAGGTTGTTCGAGCGTTGCAAACTTATGTCCGCCAGTCGGGCCCTGTGCCTGTCAACACTCGGACCATGTAATGACAAAACTCACTTGGCGTATTAACAAAGGCACAGGTGGAGGTGCCGTTGACATTACCGACAAAGTTTTGTCTATGAATTTTAGTTTTGGACGAGAAAAATATCTTGACACTTACTCAGGCAAATTCCTCAATCTGACGATTAACAACGCTTCCGATTATGCGTCAACGATCGCTTATGGAACCACCATTGACGTTCAAATTTTGAATAGCAGTGGTGTAGTCCGAGGGAACTTTAATTTTTGGGTTCAAGAAATTAACTACAACGACGCACCGGGCGGTGTTGGATTAAACACGGCAACCCTTATTTGTGCGGACTGGTTGAGTCGAGCGGGACGAGTCCAAGCGACTTCGTATGTCATACCGCAAAACACGGTGTATGAACAATGCCTTGATTTCAATGCTAGCGCAGGTGGTCCACTCCCAACCGATCTAGAATTTTTTGGTTTAGGTGGCAGTAGTACTTCAATCGGTTCAGCAATTACTTATACAGGCACAGTTTCTAACTATGTAAATTTGGCTGTCACAACTGAACGCGGTTTTTTGGTTGCTTATGATAACAATTTGTTTATTCGTAGCAGAAATTTGATTAGTGGTACTTCCCCAGCAACAATTCAATTAGGTCGGACTGCTACCGCTACACAAATCGGTTACCAGTCTTTTGATCGAATCCAGAACGGCTTGCAATTCATCAACAATGCGACCATTACCAGTACTGGTGTAGCAGACCAAACGGTGTCAAATGCTAGTTCCGTTTCCACTTATGGCAGTTCTTTTTATTCCAGTCAAACCGTTGACTATGACGCCACTCAAGCAAACGGGAACGCCAGTTGGATTGCAAACACTTTGAGTGACCCTGCGTCGCTAAGGTTCAGTTGTTCTTTTAGCGATGTAGCGCAAAACCAAACCGCTTTAGACGATCTAATTTCTTCAATGTTTTATATTATCTCAAATAACAGGATTTTGACTTTGAACTACACGCCCCCCGGTGGTGTAAGTACAGCGATCAATGTTGTTATCGAGGGTTATTCATTCAACGTGACACCGCAACAAACAACAGTCACTTTTGATATGAGCCCGTTGCAGTATTACCAATTCTTTACACTTGACTCAACTTTTCTAGGTATTTTGGACACCAGCCGTTTAGGTTGGTAAAGGAGAAAATATGGCTATCAACCCAAACACAGACTTTTCGTCAGGTGCCGTTCTGACAGCTGCACAGCAGAACCGTTTTCCTCGTGGGGTCATGGCTCGAAATGAAGTAACAGCGAATGACGCCACAATCACGGTCGAGGAAACGCAGATCACGGGCTCATCATTTACCGCCGTAGCAAACCGTTACTATCGAATTACCTATTACGAACCACAGATAGGGTTGCCTGCAACAGCAGGCGCTTTTGCTATTGCAAGAATTAGACTCACTAACCTTACCGGGACACAACTGCAACTAGGAATCGTACAAAATGCGCCTGCTACAGGAGTAAGTTACAGCCAGCCAACTGTTTGGGTTGGGACACTTACAGCAGGTTCAACCGTCATCGTAGGAACCCTTGCATGCTCAAGCGGAACGGCCACTGCGACCCGTAGCGCCACACAACCCGCACAACTTACCGTGGAAGATATTGGGCCAGCCTGATGAAAAGCCTGATTGTCGCCGCCGCTCTTATTATTGCAATGACTTTCGTAATCACCTCATGCAACGACAGAACCCGTGAAACCTGTGTCAACCAACCAACAGCCCCAAGGTGCAACCCATGAAACGCCTTAGCAATTCCGAGATTAAAGCTCGACTTATTCTTATCGTCGGTATCGCGTTAGCGGTCGCGTTCCTAGGTTCTACCGCCGCTCTTTTATATGGCTTGTTGTTTGTGGTGCAACCGTTAGACGTTTCACCCAATGACGAAAGCGCGTGGTCGCTACTCAGCCCCATGATGCTGTTCCTCACTGGCGCACTATCAGGTATCCTCGCCTCAAACGGCCTCAAAGATAAGGACCAAAAAGATGACTAGCAGACCGTACACAGGCAACAAAGACGGCAACCACCCGACAGAACGACCCGGCACGAAACGGTTTGTCGACTATATGGAATACCTTTTCGGCATGAAATCGTTGGGCATCTACGCCAACCGACCAATGCGCGGATCAGCCAACCTCAGTGTTCATGCAACGTGGAGGGCCGTAGACCTCAAAGGCAAAGGCACGCCCAAACAGAACGCGGACGCCCGTAAAGCCATGGTTGAATTTCTGTTTACTCACCGCGACATTTTGGGCATAGAAGAAATCCATTGCTACGACGGCGTAGGTTGCCCGATCCCAAACCTGACCAAATATGGCGGTGGCTACCGATGCGACCGCGACGCTTGGAAGGCTTGGACCCCACAAAAGAACGCAGGCACCCCGATGGGCGATTGGACCCACGTAGAAATTTCTCCCACAATGGCAGATTCTGCGACCCTAGTGGATAAGGCTTTTGCCAAAATCTTTGCGTAGTGCCTTGACATTCGGCTTGGGAGTCGGTCAAATGACTGGCAACCAAGTGCGTCCCCCGATAGGTGGACCCCGACCGCAGGAGGAAAGCAATGCAACAATCCCTTTTTGACGTTCTCGTGGAAACACCCGAGATGCTTAAATATGAAGCCTTTAAACAGGCAAACCCGTGGGTTATGCCAACCCTCACCAAAATGTGCTATCAGCTAATGCACCGCGGATATACCCATTACGGCATTGCCGCCCTTATCGAAGTCTTGCGCTACGAACACGCCATCACAAATGACCCCAGTAGCGAATTCAAATTTAACAACAACTATCGCGCTTTTATGGCCCGAGAGATTATGCAAAAACCAATGCTGGAGGGATTCTTCAGCACCCGCAAATCCGTTGCGGACCTATCAGAGGACTACTAAATGAATCTTAAACGACTAGCAATAATCAGCATTACGACCTATGCCCTGTGTGCTTTATGGGCAATCACTGGCGTACAAGGCAACACAGAACCCCTTCAGACTCTCCCTGTGCCCTCAACGGTCACGCTTGGGATGTTGACACCCCAACAACTTGAAGACCGCGCTGAGGCGCTCACAGAAACAACGACCACCACGGCGGCCACTACCACAACAACAACCCAACCGTCAACGACCGTGGTATCCGTACCGTCCGAAATTAAGTGTCAAGAATGGTTCCCGACCGCAATTTCTGTCGGCTGGCCCAACAACCCTGAGACACTCGAAAAGTTGGGTCGCCTGCTCTGGAAAGAAACCCGCTGTCTCAACGTCAGTTACACCCACCCGTCGTTTAACGGCAACGACCACGGTGTTGCCCAAATCAACGAAATCCATCGCAAATATGTTGAGCAACTTTTCAATATGCCCATGGAAGAATCAATGAGCGACCCGACCCTGAACCTGCGTTTTGCCTACTTGCTTTATTCCGACATCGCTGAAGGTGGGGGCTGTGGATGGAAACCTTGGCGACTGTGCTAGACCGCTGGTGGGACCACGCCGCCTGCAAAGGCATGGACCTTGACCTGTTCATCTTTGAACCGGGCGAACGGTACTCACGCAAAAAAATCGCTGAAGCAAAAGCCGTTTGCGCGACTTGCATCGTTAGGCCGTCTTGCCTAGCCGAATCCCTCAAGTATTCGACAACACAGTTGGAGTGTTACGGCATTTGGGGGGGTCTCACATGGAAAGAACGACGCCAACTACAATCCGACAGAAACCCAGCCACACCGCTGGTGTACCGTGACGGCAAATACAGA